GTAGACACATGGAAAATTAGCTACACGGCAGACACACTACAGGTCGGCTGCCAGCGTCACCCTATTGACAAGTGGCGCAAGTGGGACACCGTAGCTGGTCGCAAGTGGATTGAACAGATGGACAGCAAAGCACTGGAATGGGCAGATCGCAACTTGGGTTTGGTCTTGCAGATCATCGACGCCAACCCTGCCACACCGACAGGACATGAGAAGGAAGGGGAGACAACATGACATCACTATACATAATCATCTTCGCAATCGGCAGCATGGAAGTCGGTCACATCACAGGCAAAACGTCAGCAGTCTGCGACGAGATGCCCGCGATGGTCGAAGCATTGGAGGCGCTTTGGGGCCAACAGGTGGACGCATACTGCCGCGATACTGGCATCCCGTTCCTGCGTCCGGTGGCACGGCCATGACTGAAAAAGAAATCAACATCGTCGCAGAAATGCACAGGGCAGGCCACAGCCACGCTGCCATCCAACTGGCCACGGGCCTCGGATACAGCAGAGTCGTCCGCGGCGTCGTCGAGGCCCGCAAGGCGGGCATGATCCCGCCGCGCAAGGTCAAAGCATCACCGCGACAGCAGGTGAAATACTTGTTCGCTAACCGCCGCATCAAGCTCGGTTTTATGAGCGACATCCTGCTGGCGATGACACCAGCCCAACTGGACTGGATGGCCAAGGAAACAGACAAAATGGGCTGCGAATCCGTGGCCGAATACATCACCGAAATAATGCGCGACGCGCACGCAGAAAGCACAAACCAATGACCAAGTGGAAACTGCCTGAGGGCACGCCCATCGACTACAAAGAGCGCTACGAAGCCGCTGTGCGGGACGCCAAGGAGGCGGAGGCCTACGCCGAGGACCTAGAAGCGAGGGCCGAGGCCCAAGCACCAGTAATCCACCGCCTGCGCCGCAAGCTGGAGATCCTCAAGCTTGACGCAGCCAAGAACCGTGGCCAACTATACCATGACCTACAGGAGTGCCTCGCACTTCTCGATATTATCCAACCTCAACAATAGGAACTGCAACATGCAATCTGAAAACGTATCCATCTTCTGTACCAACATGCTGGACACCGGCACTGCCTTTGGGCTGCGCAGCGATAACGGGGAGCAGGTGTTTATCCCTGCGACCGTAACCAAGCGCGCGAACATGAGCATTGGTGACAGCTCCATCGCCACCCTCATCCCCAACCACCAGCACGGCGACAGGACACCGTGGTTCGCGATCCACATTGCTCCCGTGGGCGAGCCGGAAGAAGAGCCAGTGCCGGCGTTGATCGACGATCGCATCGCTGCTGCCATAGGCAAGGACGCAGGTGCATACCACACCACCTCTGAGATCGCTGACATGGTATCCGTGGACAGCACGACGGCAGGCAACGCGCTGAACCGCCTGCTCAAGCAGGAGCGAGTTGCGCGGGCCGATGTCTACGCTCGGGCGGACCAGCAGCGTCCATCCTTCTGCCTCTGGGCAAAAGACATCAGCCGCTTTGTCGAGGTGGAATCATGACCGAGGAGCAGATGAGAATCTTAGAGGCGCTGAACAACCTGCCGAAGCAGATGGAGGAGGAAGAGTTCGAGGCCGTGATCTTTTTCCTGATCGGGACTTACGTCGGATTGGAGAATGTGGAGGGCTATCTCGAGCACCTGTCCAACAAGGCCGGGCGCGTTCAACGCAGTCTGATGGAGAAAAGAAAACAGGTGACGACCACGCACTAGCACTATCATAAGTGTTCCCATGCGTATCGTTCCGTGATACAAGGGCGGTGCTACAAAGCACCGCCTGCTTTGTTTGCCTACCTCCCTAACTGGGCGACCTTCGGGTCGCCTTTTTTCTTTTGCCTTCAACCAGTTGCGCGGGCATCTTCGAGTAGCCTCGGATCTGGGGGACGGTCAGGCTCTTGTTCATTTCGAACAGCACCCTGCAGATGTCGGGCTCGAGCCCAGTCAACTGCTGCAGGTCTCGGATGCCGTTGGTCATATTGCGCCAGCCTGTCCTGACCTCGATCATCAGCTCGATCACCTCTGGGCTGTATGGATCTACTGGCGGCTCGGCTTTAGGTTTAGCCATTCCTGCGCCTTTTCTCCAAGGACCTGTGCTCCGATGTCGATCTTATTGCGAAGTGCCTCCACGATTCTTTCATCGATAGAGTTCTCAGTGATCAGGTCGATATACGTCACAGGGTTACGTTGCCCAATCCTGTGTACACGATCCTGTGACTGAAGTCTATGCTCTAGGTCAAACGAGTTACTGTAGTACACCACAAGGTCGGCCTCGGTCAGCGTCAAGCCGTACCCTGCGGTCGCCGGATTGCCGACGAAGTAACGCAATCGTGATCCCGGCTTCTGAAACTCTCCGACGATCCAGTTGCGCTGGTCGTCTGACGTGTCGCCGTAGTACGCAGCAGCGCTGCCTTCGCCGTATCTTTTGTTCAGCATCTCTACGATATTGACGATGTCGTATCGAAAGCGTGACCAGATTATCGATTTCCCGTCATGCTCGTCTAAGATGTCTGCAAGCGCATCCATTCGCGTGGAAGGAAAGGTCTTGATGTCCCCGTCGTCTGTCTTCAGATGCCCTGACATCACCTGCTGCAGCCGGAGGAGCTGCGTGATCACAGCCGGTGCGGTGACCATCTGGCCGTCCTCAAACATGTGCAGGGCTTGGTTCTGGATCGACTCGTACATCTTCGCCTGCTCGGGCGTCAGCGTGACGTAGCGCGCCGTGTAGGTCCTCTCGGGCAGGTCAAGGCAGTCCTTCTTTAACACGCGGAAGGAGAACTGATCCACGCGCCAAGTCAACTCCTCGAGGTTGCGGTAGCCCACGATCTGTTGGAAGGTCTTGGCACCCATCTTGCGGTTGTTCAACACAGCGTAGCGCCCTTGGAAGGCGTAGAAGCTGTCGAAACCCAAGAGCCCAGGGCGGAGGAACTCGGTCTGACCGTACAGATCCAGCGGTGATTTGGTCACGGGCGACCCTGTCAGCAGGCGCCGGAAGGCGAAGCCTGCGGCTATCTTCATCAGCGCCTTTGTGCGCTTGGCTTTGTGGTTCTTGATCGTGGTCGATTCGTCGATGCCGATCAGGCCGTGCGCACCGAATTTAGTTGCAAGCCATTTGCCTGCCTGCTGGCCCTTGAGCGAGGAGAAAGCTTCGACGTTCATGACAAAGATGGTCAGGCCGTCGAACTGGTCGGCCACTGACTTGAGCTCTTTTGTCTGCGCCTTATTGGCATTTGCCACCCAGCGTATAACCCGATGGGGTACATCGTCGGACATGTGCTCGGGGATTTCCTTTGTGACCCAGTTGCGGTACACGCCTTTGGGTGCAATGATCAGGGCGAAGTTCACCAGCCCCTCTAGGTACAGCTGCCCGATATTATCTAATAGTACTTTTGATTTGCCTGTACCCATCTCCATGAAGAACCCAAACTCCGGCCGACTACCCGCGGCAGTGAGTGCTTGTTTCTGGTGCTCAAATGGTTCGAGCTTAAATTTGTAGTTGACAGTCATTACATACCTCCAATAGAGTCCACTGTATGGATGACACATCGTGTGTCACCGATCAACCCCTGAAGAGGACAAACTTATGGACGACATATTCGAGGACATGTTCGACACCGCCGGTGCGTTGAACAGCGTCGACACAGCGACCGGCAAAAACCTCAGCGATCTTGTACGAGCATTGAAGCGCGTCGAGCAGCAGATCCAGGACGCAGAGCTCCACGTCAAAAGCCTGAAGGCAGAGAAGCAGAAGCTTTCTGTCGAACTCATCCCCGGTCTCATGGACGAGATGGGTGTCGAGCGTTTGGATGTCGACGGCGTTACCGTTTCCAGAAAGATGATGATCCACGCGTCGATCCCTGTCGACCGTCGTGAGGATGTCTATGCTTGGCTGCGTGCCAACAACCTTGATGACATCATCAAGAACGACGTGGTGGTAAGCTTTGGAAAAGGTGAAGACAATCGTGCTGGCCACGCTGTCGGCCTGTTGAAAGACCAAGGCTTCGACCCTGAGACCAAGACCCACATTCACCCTGCTACGCTCAAGGCCTTCGTCAAAGAGCGTATCGAAAACGGTAAGCCAATCGACCTCGACATGTTCGGGGCGTTCGTTGCCAATGCCGCAGAAATCAAAAGGAAAGCGAAATGAAGATTACGATTGAAACAGACGACCTGCTCGATCTCCTTTATTGCTTGGGCGCAAAACTGGGCACACTAACCGCTTCTGATATCGTCGCGCTTGATGAGATCGGCCCGTTTAGTAAAAAGTTCCTACTCGAAGCAGTAGGACAAGAGCCTGTTCATAATAAGACAGAGGACAGCATAGCCCAGATCGAGACCTCCGCAGGTACTCCGATTCATATGATCAGCGAAGAAACATGGAAGGAGCTTTTGCAATGAGCACCGCAGTCACAACCGCAAAAGAGACCGCAGTATCGGCGGACGTATTGGACGACATCTTTGACATGGCTGGAGAGGGCGCTGCCTTCGACAGCTCGGAGATGCAGATCCCGTTCATCCGCGTGCTGCAGGCTCTGTCTCCCCAGCTCAACAAGAAGAAGCCGGAGTACATCGAGGGTGCGGCACAGGGCGACCTGTTCAACACCGTGACAGGCGAGCACTGGTCCGGCGAGGAGGGTGTCACCTTGATCCCCTGCTTCCAGACCACCAAGTATCTGGAGTTCGTGCCTCGGGACATGGGCGGCGGGTTCAAGGGCGAGATCCATGCCAACGATCCTGTCCTCCAGCAGGCCATGCGCAACGGCTCCAAGGAAATGCTGCCCAGCGGTAACGAGCTTGTGAAGAGCGACCAGCACTTCTGCCTCATCTTGGGGGACGAGGGCACCTACCAGCCTGCGGTGGTTGACATGAAGTCCACGCAGCTCAAGGTGAGCCGGCGCTGGAAGACGCAGATCGCGATGCAGAAGGTGCGGCACCCCGCGTCTGGGACGTCGATCACCCCTGCTGTGTTCGCAACCAAGTGGAAGCTGACCACGACCGAGGAGTCCAATGACCAAGGTTCGTGGAACAACTACCAAGTGGAGAAGGTCGGGCTTGTTGAAAGCCGTGACTTGCTCCTCGAAGCCAAA